CAGTTAGTTCACTAATGCTTTTTTTCATGGATGCAACATCATTCTGCACATTTCCCGACAGTCCGTCCAGATAACTCAGCTCTGTGCTGGTGATCGTGGATGCGACAATCTTTCCAGAATCATTAGACAGGAGCACTCTGTTTGCGGTAAGATCTGCACCGAGAAGTGTGCTGCCTGCTCCGGCAAGGATTCCACCTACAACTTTTTTGAGCTTGCCAAAAATGGTAGCTATGCTTTCTCCACTTTCAATATTTGCGTAACTGCTGTTCTCTTCAAATTCGATAGTAGTGCTTGCGTCAACCTGTCCAGTTGCTCCAGTTGCACCGGTTGGACCCTGCGGTCCCTGTTCACCCTGCGGTCCCTGTTCACCTTGCGGTCCCTTTACGTTTCCGATTTTAACTTTTGCCATGAAGTTATCTCCTTTCTATGATTCCGGTGTGACATAGTATAAATCTCCTGTTTCGGAGTTGTACTCAAACTCCGGCGGTGTGCTACCATCAGCATAGTACACATACAGATCCCCTGTATCCTCTTCTACAGCAAGAGTGAAGAGTCCAGAAATTGGAACAGTTACGCCACTTTCTCCAGTAGCGCCTTTGTCTCCTTTGTCTCCTTTGTCCCCTTTCAGCTCACCAGCGTCAAGCTTGCCCTGGATTATATCGGCTACGTTGCTTGCTTCGTTGGCTGCTGTTTCTGCAGCAGTAGCTTGCGTCCGCGCATTTCCGGCTGCGGTATTGGCTCCAGATGCTGCAACGTTCGCGGCATTCGCAGCGTCGGTGACATCACCCGTGAGTTCTTCGATTAGACCTGCATTAATGGCGTTGAATTGAGCTACCATATCGTTATATGTTGCAATCCTCTTTACGTCACCCGGAGAAAAACAAATGAATGCGGATTTTCCATCAGTGACGACCGGATCACCAGAAAGAACAATGGCCCATTCTGCCGGAAGCATTTTCTCTGGAAGAAAGTCTTCATAGTTTCCACGCCTGTTCTGAATTGCCATTACCCTATCACTCCTTTCAGCATTTCCTTAATCTCTGATATTTCATTTTTCAGATTTTCAATCTCGCTGTGTTGCTCTTGGATCAGTTTCAACATAGCCGGAAGGAGAACAGTGCTGTTCCACATTTCCGGGCGTCCTTTATCGTCATAGTCGATGGCCCAGGGATATGTTTCTTGAAAATCTTCCACGATGAATCCAATGAACTTTTCACCATACCGTGGATCCTCTTCTGAAAGGTATCCGCTTTTGTAGTAGTACGTTTTTACCGGGACATCATACAGCTTCGTCGGGTCCATATCTCCGAGATCTGTGGACTCATCTTTTTTGTATCTCCGGCTGGAACTTCTACATTCCAGGATCGTTCCGGAACTGTTGATATGTACGTTTGGCGTGGCGCTTCCCTTAATGCCGTATTTGGTTTGTAGCATTCCGTCAGAGTCAATTCGTGCTTTTTCATTGCCGTTGTTTCCGAGGGTAAGACGTGCGTACCCGCCGGATCCGTAGTACATTTTTGCGTAATGAGAACCGAAATTAACCTCAAACCCATCTGCCCCCATTCGCATATAACCACCATCAGAGTTTCCCATCGTAATTGCAGGGGTATCCGCTGGCTGATCTATAAGATTGATACCCACCTGTCCAGTCGCCCGTACGAAAAACGGATATACATAAGATCCATTTTTTAGGACTCGAACCACGAGGAAATCTTTGTTCGTGTTGGTTCCGTTGGCAAGAAAAACAGATGTGTTCCCGCTTGTATTGGAAAGTTCGGATGCATTGAGGTTCCATCCTGCAATCTGCCCTTTTGTAGCCTTGATTCCGTCAAGGCTGAATTTTCCGACCTCATTCCCGGATGCATCAAGGATCCGGCACAGACCGTTCGTATTGTTCTGACCGCCAAGTGTCAGCGTTCCGCCTCTTGCCCAGTCAAAATTGATGCCAATAGCAGATAAAACATTCACAACAGCGTTACCGGAAGAATTCATTCCGGCGTTCCAGGTCTTTCCGCCGTCCGTACTGACCGCAAAAGCATTGGCTGTCATCTTCCAAATTGTGCGGGATGCTGCCAGTGTAGGTTTATTGTGCAGGTAGAAGATTGTGGAGCCATCCTCCAACACTTCCTCTGTTTTATATACGCCAAAGCTCTGCGTGATAAGGCTTGTGAGCATCTGCACGGCCTTGTCGTATTCATCAAGCTGTATCTTTGTTTTTCTTCTGGCCTTGATAACTGCTTTGGTTGTTTCGGAATAGTAATTGGAGCTGTTCCGAATCGGACTTTCCGCCGTACATTTGATCGTCGTATACCCATAGAACTGAAAATCCACATCCGTGATTACAGACTGATATACATTGTTTTTTCGGTCCGTCACATAGCACAGGTCCCCAAATTCCGCAAACGGATATGCTACATGGTCCATCTCAAACGGTCGGAATTTTAAGCCGATTAAGATCCGCCCGATACGGTTCACTGCGTCCTGCTCATTCCCTGTGATTAACTGGTTATCCAGTTTCAGCATGTACCCTTCCTGCCCGCTGGTGTAAGTTGTGTCGTCAACTTCACTCTGAATCCCTGTGATAACCACATCATCGGTGGAAACTTTCAAATTTTTCACCTTGAACAGCTGATGAATACCGCTCCAGTTGTGGAAGTTACCTCCGTCATATGTATATCCGGTCGTCCACGGTTTGAACGTTCCACCGTCCGCCGTGTCTCCGGTTGCATATGGTGTACTTTTGTCGAACACTCCGCCGTATAATCCCTGGTCAGTCTCAAACGTTGAGAAATCATAGGTAATGATACGTAGACGGTTATACTCATCAACCCGGGCATTTCCGCCCGCCAGCATCGCGCACAGTCCCCAGAAGGAGCGGTGCGTTAGTCCGGTAGGCGCTTCCTTGATGATGTAATCAGAGTTGGCGAATACTGTATCTACCAGAGTTATATTACAGGTGCTGCAGCTGTCCCGCAGAGCTTCACCTGCAGTCATGGGGTAAGACAGCTTAGTGCTGTAATCCTCGTCACCCTTGTACATATCATCAAGCGCCGTGATGGTTATAACCGTTCCGTAGGTCTCCGGGTCCCGTACGGTGAACGTTCCGAAGAGGAATGACTCCACTCTCTCCGGAAGATCATATTTGCAGTAGACTGTGATCCGCGCGCCGATGAAATCATACGTGGAATACTGGTCTTTGTCATTGACAACGGAAAGAGTGATCTGTTTTTCAAGAGCTACACCCAGAGGAAAGGTGCTACTGCCTGCCGAGTCACTTAATCCGTTCCCGGAAAGGTAGAAATCACCCTTTCCGAGATCCAGAGTCTGGCCATTCGCCAGAACAAAATGTGCTGTCTGATAGAATTTTGCGCTTGTTTCATAAGCTTTGAGAAGCTCGCTGCTACCTTCTCTCATTTCTTCGCTCCTATACTTCTGACATTGAATGACAGAGAATCCCACACCTCTGCATCCTCTTCCAGTGACCTCGACGGGGAACTGAAATTGGATGCGTAGAAATATCCGTCCATCCACGCCGCCTCTACAATGTCGTAGTAGTGCATCTTGAACTGGCTCTTATTCAGTACCAGTTTGAGGATTTTTGATACTTCCTTCGCCGGTGGGGATGTCCATTTAAGGTTATACCCGAACACCGTGCCTATCGGCGTGTTGTGCATATCCAGTCCCATGTCACGGTCTGAATCTTCTGTGGAAGTCGTTGCAAGCTCCGCCTGGTACCCGTCGTCGTCCGGCTGCAAGATTACAACATCTTCAATTTTTATCCGATCCTGCATACAGCCTCCTTAAAACGATGTCAGCGGGTTTACGCCGGTCTGATCCTGCCGGAGCTTCGCCTCGGTGATGAACTCGTCAAACAGCACACGCCGGTTAATCTGTCCGGTAAAGTGATACGTTCCACCTCTGCTGCCGCTCTCTTCCCGGACAATCTTTCGTATAAGAGCCTCCGGTGCTTCAATATTGTTGCCGTGTTTCTGGTCTCCGAGGACTGCCGTAAACGGGGCATTTGCCGGGATCACTGCGCCGGTTGCCAGATATGGAATCTTCGGCGCCTTGAAATGCTGGAAGTCAAAGCCGAAATGCTTACCGCCAAGCTCCGGGACCCAGTCAGGAATATCAATAGAGAAGGTATTCAGCTTATCGAATATGGAATTGACTCCGCCGGTCACCGCTTCGATCATCCGGTTTATCAGTCCGATAATGGAATTTACTGACTGTTTGATAGCACCTACAATTCCGTTCTGCCAGATATTGCGTGTTGCATCACCAATAGCTTTCCAAGTTGTTTCTGCTGACGCTTTTATCTCATTCCACTTTGTTGTAAGATTGGTTTTCAGATTCTGGAAAATCTGTAAAACGCTATTAATCTTATCTTTAATGCCGTTGGTCAGTCCCTCGATCAGAAAATGTCCAAACTCTGCAAATACAGTAGATGGAGAATGAATACCAAACAAATTTTTGAAACCGTTCACAATCGGATCAAAAACATGCGTTTTCATCCAAGATGCAATGCTGACCAGTGCTCCTACAATTCCGTCGAGCAGTCCTTCTATTAAAAATACTCCGCAAATTGCTAAACGTGCTGCAATACCCAGCCAATCAACAGAAACAATAAAATCTCCAATTTTATTTCCAAGTTCCAACCAGTTTACCTGGCTTAACGCAGTAACACACATGTTCAAGAATCCTGCAGCAAAGTCGGAAAGTCCCTTTCCTATTGTCGATGCGTCTATATTTTGTATAGCCGCATTAATTCCATTTGCTATGTTGGTTCCGAGTCCAATCCAGTCAAAAGTTGCTGCGAAATCAATGGCGGTCTGGAATATGCCGGTTATAGCAAGTCCCAAAGTCATTCCTATGGTTGCAAGGTCGATTGCCCGGACCGCTCCGTTCAGAGCCTGCCCAATTGATTCACCAATCCTGCTCCAGTCGATTCCCTGAACAAAATTCACCAGCATATCCCACTTAATCATGAAATAGCTGCCAATCAGCAGGCCAAAGGCATTCCAGTCAACCTCGTTGACCAATCCCATCAATCCAACAGACAAAGCCGCGCCTATTGCTCCCCAGTCAATTCCAGATACCAACAGGGATAACGTATTTACTGCAGTATTGATACCAGTTCCAAGCGTGCGTCCGATCAAATTCCAATCGAGATTCTGAATGAAGGAATTGAACGTCACAATGAATGCAGTCAGGTAATGTACAATTTCCGGACCTACATTTTCCCAGCTAAGCGCCTGATACATTTTTGCAAATGCAGCGTTTACACACTGCGCCATAAATGCTCCTAGACCCTGCCAATCTTCTGCCGCAAATAACTCTCGGATTTTATCCGCAATTCCTTTGATCGGATTGGTGATAGCCTCTTCCTTGAACATCTGCCCTGGACTTACTCCGCCACCTCCGGTACCAGACGAAGTTTCTGCATTTTCCTTCTCTTTCTTGTTGATTTCATCAATGGGCGAGAGGTATCCCTGTAGCTCTTTCTTTGCATCTTTTGCATTATCACCAGTCTTTTTCAATCCTGCAGCATAATCCTGCTGAACCTTAACAGCTTTTACGTAAGTACTTTTTCCGGTCAATGCTGCAAAAAATTGAGCAACTGCACTTGCTGCCGAAGAGAGCATGCCTATGAAACGGCTAAGAATCGGTGCCACTACGCTAAGGATCGGTGCGAATGCTGTAGCAAGACTGTTTTTTAGCTGAGTAAGAGAGGACATCAGCAATGAAATGTCAGAATTTGTCTGGGATGAATATTGAGCCAGATTCTGGAATCCGGTTTTGATGCCGGATACCGCTGTCGACAATGCCCGGAATACTGTCCTGAACAGCAATGCCCTCATTAGCATTTTGGAGATTGAAAAGCCTGTCTTCTTGCTTTCCTTGTTCAGTCCCAGGAGTTTAAGAATGACCTTAGAGATATTTCCCGCCAACTTCTTTGATCGTTCTCCAAGGCCACGCAATGCGCTCTCCAGAAGCTTTGCTCCGCTCTTCGCGACCTTGACCATGACATTTTTCAAGCCGCCAAGGATTTTCCCTACCCAGGAAAAAATCACACCAGTCTTCTTTGTTGCGGCAGCAGGTTCCTGCTGGGCAAATCCAAACTCTGCAAGCTTCCCCTTTCCTTCCTGCAGTGTCCCGGTTAAATGCTGTATCCGGTTGTCCAGATCCTGAACGTAACTGGAATCCGGTGATCCGCCTGCTTCCAGAAATTGTTCCTTTGTCTTCTGGGCCAGTTCCAGAGCTGATGAAGTTTTCTCGATCTGCGCCTGCAGTTCTCTGGCCTCTTTCGTCGCTCCAGAAAAGCCGCCTGTTTCCTGCTGCCCGATTGAGAGGGATTTACTCACCCCCTCCTGCAGTGTTCGGCCAATCTTTTCGACAGTCACAGCAGTTTTTTTTGCTCCAGACTTTAACTTCTGTTGAATGTCTCTGGTTCCCTTGTCAACTCCATTTGTCTTAATTGCTGTGTCAATAATTATTGTGCCGTCATACTGGCCAGCCATTTTCTCACCGCCTATCCGAGGATCTTATTCAGCCGATCCATTTCGGCTTTTTCCTCTGCTGTGTAACGCTTTTTCAAGTCAACCAGATCTTTGTTTTGCTTGTACCATTCACGTTCCCACTTCTCCAGATGTTTTCCCTCCATCTTCTTTTTCCGGATACTTATGGTCTGTGAAAACAAGCTGTCTCCAATCTCCATGTAAGCTCCGAGAAACGTCCACCAGTGCAGGTGCTCAACCGCTCTTACCTCTTGCCCCAGAACGCGATTCACAGCCGGGAGAATAATGGGTGCATCCTGCTCCCAGTCCATCGTGTGCGGCTTTTTCTTGCCGTCATCCTTGATTCCCATGTCGATGAACTCAATAGCTTTTTCACAGGCTTCCTGGTACATCTCTGGCGGCATATCTTCAAAATCTATATATAGAATTGTGAGGCAGATAAGCCACGACTCGTCTGCCTCATATTCTGGGTCTGCAAAGTAGCGGATAATATCAAGAATGGCTCGGAAGTCAGTCCGGATCTTCCATTCTTGACCACCTACACACAATGATTCAGGTAATTCCCACGCGATCATCCGTGGTATTTGGAGGTTGCTGCTTTCACGCGTTTCATTTTCTTATCAATTCGGGTCTTCATGGTCTTCTCAATCAACTTTCCGATTCCATCAATGATTGTCTCGAAGAACAAATCACCATTGGAGATCATGGTCAGTGGGGCACATTTGGCAAATACGCCCTCTGACACATTGCCGTTGAGTAGATAATCCAACTGTCCTCTGATTTCATCATCAAGCTTGATGTACTCTTCGTCGGTCGGGTTCTCCGGGAACGTAATGCCGTTGAAATAATCCACTACCTTCCCGTAACGCCTGATGATGTCCATATCGGTTGGGATGAATTTGAACGATCCGATTACACTGCCGTCCGGTTCCTGTACTGCGATATTCACCGCACCTGTGTCGACTGTAAGTTTCATTTCTTCCATGAGTTGTCCTCCTTACTCCGCTTATTCTGCTGCAGTGAATGCTTTGGTTGTCGGGTTAAAGGTTCCTTTCACACGCTCGCCAACATAGTTGACAGTGAACGGAATCTGATATCCGGAAGTGTCACCGCCATAGGAGGTCGGGACAACATAGCATTCCTGTTGGTATGCTTCATATGCTCCGCTGGTTTCTTCTGTCCAGAGGTGCACTTCCACTACTTTAGTTTTGAGATTGTCGTCTTTTAGACGTTCGTCTACAATCTTCTGGAGAGCCTTAAAGAGATCGGAGTCTGTTTCCGCATAGAACGGATCAGCTTCGGAGGAAGCCTCATAACCATTGTGCTTGAAGGTCGTCTCACCAAGGATATTCTTAGAGGTCTCTGTGTCTGGGTTGAGTTCGATGTTGTACTCTTCCAGATCTTTTCCGAGGCGTTCATACTTCGGAGTAAGACCACCACACAGAGAGCCTGCATCGAGAAAATGTGCCATGTATTTACGGTCAATTTTTCCTGTTACAGCCATAAAAAAAGTCCTTTCTACCCATAGCTTTTAAAGGGATTTCTGGGTCAGCGGCAGCATCTGTTCTGCTGTCGGTTATATCGTTTCATAGTTGTATTCGTATCGGACTGTCAAAGGAAGAACCCAGTCCTGCACACCGTTCTCCTGCGGTACTGTGCCGTAAGAATTGTCACGGGTTATACGCTTGATGATTCGTCCGCCGGAAAGTTCCGGGAACGTCGTGAGGCGGGTGTCCACGCCATCAATAGTTACAGGCTCCCGGCATATCCATTTACCGAGACTGTCAAGGAATGCCTGCACATTGATCTTTTGTTTCTCCCGCAGTGATGCCGTCCGGTATATGACGAAAAAAGGATACTGGCAGATCTGATGCATGACTCCGCACACATCTTCCTTCTCGGAGTAGACCAGTGCACCGTTGTCATTGGAGAAAGCTATGCCGCTGTCGTCTTCCAGCTGTTCAAACCGGATGGTTTCATCCGCCTGTAATCCGGGATACTGATTCAGCAACGCTTTCATGGCTGTTGTCAAAATGTCGTACCCATCAGCGTCTACGCCTATCGGTTTCAGATTATCCGCCACGTTTACCACCTCCCGCCGTTGCTTTTACCTGCCTTATCCAGCTTTTTCCGTCAGCCTTTTTCGCAGCATCGAACCAGTGAGCTTGCGCCGCCGGATTGTGTGTATGGGTGTATGACAGGTTTTCCTTTGCATTGGTCTTACCGCCGTACTGGCTGACGAGAACTTTCTTATTACCTTGTTTCGCCCATGCGCTTCCGGTTTCCTCGTCAACCATCGTTTTTCCCATGTACAGGTATCTTCCCTGCTGACCGTATGCGGCATACACTTTTCCGGTTCCCTGGATTGCAGCACTATGCGCCCGGGTGTTCTGGATGAACGTGCCGTTGTAATGCGGCATAAACGGAACCATGCTGTTCATAACATTACCGTCAAGCTCATACTGTGCTTTCTTGTACTGTTCCTCAAATCTGGACAGATCGAGCTTAATATCAATGTCTCCATATACGATTGAAAATGAAGGAAAATGCTGCATTCTGTCCATGTGCTACCTACTTTCCAAGGATTTCAAAATGCGGGATCACGGTATACGGTCCTCCTACACTTGAAACCTTAAACACATTGTCATTGAGATTGTTTACATGCTGATAGAATCCGCCGCGGTAATCATCATCAGATATCGGAGCATCCCGCCCAATCCATATGCCTTTGCAGAAGAAATCTTTATCTGAAAAGGTTATAGATTCCGCCAGCTTATCATTGGTCTGCTTCTTCCATTCTTTCGGCGGAAGATACGGCAAATAGTCACCGCTGGATCGTATGACGCATATATCTCCAGCATCTGCGTCATACCATCGAACATGAAGCTGTGCAGTATCGGTGCTGTCTGCTCCATATTTTTTGATAATCGCACCGCGGTCTGTAATCAGATCACACATCTGAAGCACATGCGGATACCACGTTATCTCCCCGGTTGTGGGAGATTCGTAAAAGTTGAATACTGTCACATGGTCGTTATACATGCTCACACCTCGCAGATTGCCTTACTGAATCTGTCACTGAACGCTTTTACCCGAACAATATTGCCTTTGCACTCTTCCGGTACTGCTCCGTAAAAGATGATGCTTTCCGGGTGTAACCGTTCGATCATTGCATTGTAACCGGACAAGAATAGTTCCTTTTTCGCCTTGCCGTTCATACATCCAACGGAACTAATTGCCACCGTTCCGCCCTCCGGTTCACCGTCAAAGCACCATTCGTAGGAATCCGGCGTGCTCCATGAGATTGTTGGAATTACCCGGCAGCCATACTCTTGCAGATATGCACCTACCCAATGCTTGCGGTAGTGGTTGTATATCTGGATTGCTTTCGGAAAATCAGTGTAAGTACTGAAATCCGGTGTCAGAACGTACCGGAATTTACTCAACTTATCCACGTACCTGTCCGGTGTTCTCCAAAGAGAATAGAACTGGTAATCGTCCAGAAAGAAATGAACAGCTTTCTGATCGGTGTTTGAGCAATTACCTCTGGCATAATTGAAACCGACAAATTCGCAGTCACCTGCGAATGTTTCCGGTAGCAACTGCGGTATGCCGTATTCTCCAACGCCGTCAAATATACGCCGATTCAGATTTTCGTATGCAATACTGTTTGTCTTATCTGCCATAATTTTTCATAAAAAAAGAGACGCCACATCATTTCTGATATAGCATCTCTCTCACAAACACCGACGATTTGAACGCAGAACTCTCATTTTATGAGTGTTTTCCCCGACTTAAACTATGTTTGCTTACTACGATTATGCCATATCCTTTTGATCTTTTCAAGATACTGTCTGTCTTGAGCAGATAGTGGCTCGTGTTCTTTTTCGGAATTTTCTGTGTGAAAATACCCATGATGAACATGCCATTCTTTTGACCTTTTGTCCTGCTCAATGACTTTATTTCTTTTGTTCTGCTCATCCATGAATACAATTCTGATAATGTCGTTTCCTCCGACCTGTACGTACACTCTTCCTTCCGTCCGAGTTTCCATAAGTGGCTCATAATTTTTTCCTATGTTGGAAACAAACTTTACATTTTCGTATTCATATAATGAATGGTACTGACTTCCATACGGTTTTCCTTTGTCACTCATACCGCTGGACGATCCCCGACCGCCCACAGCTTCTTACGCTTTCTTGCTCTGCTTATACAGCTGATTGATTCCGGTAGCCGTAAGGCCATTAAACATACCGACCGCAACAGCGGTGATGTAATCCGTTGCCGGAAAGCTCGGGATAACTCTCATACCAATTGTACCGAGAACACCACCCACCAGCAGCATGATAACCGGAATGCGTTCATCCGGGATTTTAGGAAAGGTCTTGCACGCAAACCCTACACCATAGCAGATCATAATAATGGGAACGCAATTGCCCAATGAGCTTAAATCCATCTTTCTACCTCCAAATCATTTTTCCGCAGTTTTTGCGCTGCCATATATGGCGTGTCCGTCGTGATCCATCCGGTTCATCGGACAAATACGTGCCGACATGCACCTGTTTTTTATGATTGCAAAATAATCGTTTCAGAATTTTCATAGAGCACCAGCTTTCTCCATAGCAACAATGATTTTTGGTATCTGGATAGCAACCCAGTCTACCATCTCTTCATTCGTAGCCCAGCTTTCGGCTTTGACCGAACTTATATCAAGACCTGACTCAAACAGAAATGCATGAATGATTTCATGTCTGGTAACCTGCTTCCGATAGCTTGGAAGATCCGCTTTTGAGCCAAGCTGCTCCTGGTACTTTTCCATATTGTCAACAATAATTTCACGTGTGCTTTGGTCACAATAACCATCCATATTTTTTAAGTTCGGATACTGTTCCTCGTTTCCGAACTTTATGTTCCATTCGGAACCTAAAATGTTAATTCTACAGTCCTGCAAAATATTCATGCTCCATACCTCAAAGAAAAAGGTTCTCTTAACGCCTTGTATATTTCTTTTCTCAGATCGTCTTTGTATACTGGTACCAGATTTCCGCCAACATTTAACGTGGTTGTTTCCCTCATAAGAGGCTGTTCCAGCTTTTCAGTAGCATTCTCCATGTAAGAGGCTCCAACGGCATACCCGTTAAAACACGCTTCCTTTTCAGAACAATTTTCACAATCTTTTCTCATATCCGGATACGCTTTTTTATTGCAAATCATACTCATACCCCCGCATAGAGAATCGGAATACCATCATCAGTTCTCACTCCCATAAGCATAGGAAGTGCAATTTTGAGCAGAATGTCATTGGTTTTCTGTGGATCTCCAGCCGCCGCATACAGCGCGCTCATTTCCTTTGCACCTGCGCCGATCTGCTGCGGAGTGGCATATGAGATAGACTCACTGCCGGAAGATACAGAGGTCACAACTCCTGTGGTCTTCCCTGCTCCGCCGGATGAAGACGTAAAACCGGATTCTGCAACGGAAAGAGCCTGCTTTTCGGCAAGCTCAATCTGGTACAATGTATCCGCCAGTGAGCAGACCGCCTTTTTGATGCGCATTTGAGCATGCTCATTGGTAGGCAGTCCATCCACCAGACGATCATGGGTCAGAATATCCACGAAGTCACTGGCTTTGCTCTCCACTCGTGGAAAATCAGATTCCGGCACGACATTGCCGAAGTATGATTCTGTATAGAATTTGTAATCTGCGTATGCCATGCCGTTTTCTCCTATCGAGTGATGATTCTTGCGATCGGAATAGCCTTGATCGGGAAGTATTTCTTCGTTCCAGAAGCGTTGTTGTTCGCAAGCTCCCAGTTGCTTCCGGTTGCCAGCTGCACATCAGTCGGGGAGATGATGGAACCGGACTTGAAGGAAATACCGTACGGAGAGAAGATCTTTCTCTGACGAGAGTAGAGGGTAGTCTCACCGCCATTCTTTGCCGCATTTCTGTCCAGCTCATACGGTGTTTTTGCTCCGCAGTTGGTGTACTCAATAGAGCCAGCGCCCAGCACGTAAGTCGTATAAGCAGTTCCAGCCGGAAGGAGAACAACATACTCATTCTCTGCGATATCTGTAATATCAGCAGCAACGGTAGCTTTTGCTACCTCTCCGGAATCGGTGCCTGCAGTAGTAACTTTCAGTGCTCCCGGATCAGTAGACAGTGCTCTCACATACTTAGCAGCAACGGTTGTGGTCGGCATATCGTCGTCAACCAGTACAGTTCTGCCGTTCAGAGTAGCGAGAGTCAGGTCTCTTTCGATTCCGTCGCCATCGTTATACTTCATGTAAGACAGAAGCTTCAGGTTCTCCAGATCAGTTGCGATCTTGGAATGCATGATAGCAAGGCTAAATTTTGCCTTGTTGTCTCCAAGCGCCTGCTGTACTGCGTTGTTGAGAGTAGTCTCCTTAAATCCGGTCTCAGTTGCAGCCATAGACACATCATAGGTATGATCGTTCACGAACTTCAGATTCTCCGTGCCAGTCATAGAGAAAATGCCTTTCAGGACAGACAGAAGAGTAGCCTGATCTACGTCGTCCCAGTACTCTGCCACTTCCTGCGCTGCCGGTTCGAAATCCTCTCCGGTGATGTCAGAGGAGAAATCTTTTTCCGTCCAACCGTGAGAACGTCCTGCAACAATTCTTCCGTGCGTAAAGGTTTCGCGGGAATCTGCGGTAATGTCCGTATTACCATCGTAGTTGTCAGCCGTTCCACCAATTCTTGCTTTGATCGGAATGGTAATGTAATTACCGCCAGTCTGATCCGGCAGCATGGTTGCATACTGTGATTTCTCTACAATCGCACCGGATTTCAGAAGTTCATTTCTTTTAAGCTTCGGTACAGTGTCGACATACGCACCAAATACCTCACCATTAAAATTTTTCTGGTCAAATAATGGCATAAAAAATCCTTTCTACCCATAACTTTTAAAAGGGATGTGGGTCAGCGGCAAAACTCCAAATGTCTTGCCGGTTATTTCATGTTACATATACGCTTTGATATCCAGATCCGGGTTCTCGTTCTTCATCTTCATAATCTCAGACATGGTATATTTCTGTCCGTCAGGCTTCGGCTTATTCGTCGGCGAAGTTGTAAACTTTGCCGCTTTCTTCGTAGCTGCCGCCTGTTCCTTGTCAATGAAGATTCCGGTTTTCTGGTTTCCGTCCTTATCGGTAATCATTCCCTTGAAAATGTCACCAATGGACTTTCCTTTTGCAGAATCTTTGTCCAGTTCTGCTGTGAGTGCATCCCGGTAGTGGTTCTCTGTGATATCATTCAGAAATTCGTACCTCTTTTCGCCATTCTCGTCTGTAGAAGAGAGAAATTCATTGACGGTTTTTTCTACCTCGACTTTTCTGGCATCTGCCGCTCTTGCTGCTTTTTCATTGGCAAGTTCTGTAGTCAGAGTAGTAATCTGGCCTTTCAGATCATCCACATTAATGTCTTTGAACCCGTCCAACTTGGTCTGCACGCCATCAAGAGATGCTTTGTACTCGTCCCGTTTCTGAACTACTTTGTCGTAATCTGATTTGGTACGATAATTTTCGTCCATCTTCTGTTTCAGATCAGTCTTTTTGTCCTCCGGGATCTCAATTCCGATCTCCTGTAAGATCTGTTCATAATTCTGCATACATAATCCTCCTAAACGTGATTATTAACCGCCCGTCGGCGGTAATGGATTCAGCCAGATAAACCACTGGCGGGGTAATCGGTACGGATGGACTCGAACCATCGACACACCTCCGTATGGTCAGGTTGCTCTTGCCTACTGAGCTACGCACCTTATCGAACGTCTGACAGCATCATGAATACCACCAGTTTGTTCTCAATAGCATATTGACAACGTTTTCCGGAATTGTCACCAATGTAATGCAATGGGAAGAGATGGAGTTGAACCACCCGAGTCCGAAGACAACAGATTTACAGTCTGCCCCGCTTCCACTTACGGTATATCTTCCCATGTTTGCAATCCGGCAGGTTTCGTCGTCTATGCCGGATTGCGTGGGGGGATGCTGTCTTTCCAGCTGCCAGCCTTGGCGCAAGGCATTCGCTATGCATGCTATCCCGGAGGACTAACGGCGCATGCAGGCCGTGGGTTATAACGCTTGCCAAGCGCTCCGGTTCGGGCTTCGACCGGATAATGCACAGCCGGAAATTGCATCCGCTTTTCAACCTCCCGGTGCACCTTTTGGAGGATGTACACCGGTTTCTTTTAAGGACGCGTGCTACCTAAGAAAGGAGGAACAAATGAATAGAACAAAGCACCTGTGTGTAACTTTCGTTACAACATAATTATAATGTGGTGATAGATTGTATCTGTACCCACGTTACAATAATATATTACTGTTCAGACAGCATCCTTATCCGGTGCATGATCTCTTTTTTTTCTTCCTGAAAATCAGAGTCTACAATCATGGAAGATAACAGATCATAGATTTCCACCATCAGTCTTCCAACCGATTCCATGAGTTTGTCACGGTGTCCCTGATCTCCGGTCTGCTTATACGCCTGTTTCGCGGCAATGTAAGCATCGTAGAGTGCATCCACGTTGTGGTCATACCGGCCATTGGAATATTTTCTGATGATTTCCTCCGCGATCTCCGCCGTAGGTGCTGCCGAATGCTCGCGCTCCGTACCTTCCAGCTTCTTAATATTGCAGATTGCGGTCGTGAGCTTGAAAATCGTATCCAGATTATTCGACGTCAATTTGTTTATGGCTTCTTTTCTTTCTGTTTCAAGCTGTTTTTCCAGCACTTTTTGTAATTCATGCATATTTATACCTCCCATACTTTTGCCGTTTTTCTTTCGTAGCGGTCGTGGATCGCGTCCTGACTCTCCACGATGTATACCATGTCATATCCGGCAGAAATGAGATCTACCAACATGCGTTCCAGATGTTTCAGTTCTCCGTCCACATCATCAACCAACATTTCCACGCGCAGAGCATCCGCAATATGACCGCCATCCCGAAGAGTAACGGCATATTTTTCGTACAGTGCTTTCGTGTCAGACTCCCACTGGCGGTATTCGTTGAATCCATCCTCGACGGCTTTTTGCTTTGTGGACTTACCTACACTGATCCGGTTTGCATTCTTCCACCCTTCCGGAATCATCTGCACAGACCCTTCGTACCGATCTGGGATCATCCGGTTATGGTGGTTGATGTAATACCGGTTCAATTCACGCCGCTCTTTTCCTTCCGACACATACTGGTATTCATGGAGGCGCTTATATCCGCGCAGGCCCAGGAAGTCGAAGTAATCCGCCATCTGGCTGTGAAACATAAGCGCCGCAATCATCCGGGCATTGATCTCTGCATAGATTTCATCTATGGTCTGCACATCTTCTTTGCTCTTAAAGGTAATCATAAGATCACCTCCATCATGACAGCTTCTTGATGATGAGATTAGCGTCTTTCACAAGGACTGTTCCTGCAGAGATATTGCCGACTGATACAGTCCGGTCGGAACCTGCAGGAATCGGAATCAATGTGGATGCACCAACATTCTGGAACACACCTGCAGTAGCTACGGTATAATCCATCTCGGTTCCTCCGATGGATTCTCCATTGAGTTCCATGACCAGAGCCGTCTCTCCTGCTGCTGACGCAGTAACATTACAGTTATACTGCAGTTCTACCGCCATAGGCTGATTGCTACGGTTCGTAATTGTGAACAGTCCACTTCCTTCAACATGATTCAGCCACCCGCTGGAACACGTACACCGGCGGGAACGCACACGGGTAGACGAAAAAATAACATTCTGGCCAGCGCTGATCTGCTGTGCCTCTCTTGCAATAGCATTCAACATATCTCTTTCTCCTCTTCAAAAAAATAAGAGGGCAAGCCATGCCTACCCTCTTTTGCAAGACTACCTTTTGGTAGATATGGACAATTCATCCAACATGCTCATTATCTTTTCCTGATTTTCCAGAATCCGGCTCAGATACTTGCTGTCCTGCTCCTGCAGATGCTTTGCGAGATCTGCGTTGCTTTCTTGCGATAGGTCGCTTTGGTAATTCATTACCTGCAGAAGAACTCCGAACAGATTCAGCAGATCGATAGCCGTTAGATCCTGATATCTCACAGCACGTTGCCTCCGCAGCATCCGCTCCCGTAGGCTGCGCTATTGTATGCGAAGTACGGGGAACAAGTGAGATATGCCGGAATCGGTGTAGGTCTCACTGCATCCACGATATTCTTCGTCTGGTTGACCTGGGAAATCTGCCAGTAAGCAGTCTGCAGGTCTCTGTCACGGTCTGCCAGCTTGTCGCGCAGATTCTGAATAGTATTATCCTGAATCAGCTGTCTGGTAGCCTGACCGTCGGCAAGGATGCTCTCCTTGATGTCACAGCAGCACTGCGCCATCTGTGCCTGCATGGTCTGCGCCATCAACGCAGAATCATACCGGCTCTGCAGGATTTCTTTCTGGGTCTCGCAGCAGCAATTCTGCTGTGCTGCCTGTACCTGCTGCAATCCAAGCTGGTTTGCGTACCGGTTCTCCAGTACATCTCTCTGGGTCTGGCATGCCGTATTGGATACATTCTGGTTGGTGTTGAAGATGTCACGTTTCACGAACTCATCAGAAATGAAATTGTCCTGAACACCAGTCTCAACGCCGCCACGGTTCCATCCGCCCATCATCATCGGAAGAAACATGAATGCGATCAGAATAATCCAGATCCAGCAATTTCCACCCCACATGTCATTACTATTGTCATTGTTGCGGGTCACTGCTGCTACATCAGCCGCAGATAACATACCTTCTGTCATGTTGGTAATCTCCTTATCATATATTTATCAAGCCGTGTGCACTCCGGCGAGATAGCGTTATTTTATCATCCCGGTGAACTGCGCCGGATCAATGCCGTTTTGCCGGCACATCTGTTCAAATACCTGCTGTGGGTTCTTACCCTGGCACATTTCCATTGCTTTTTTTACGTTCGGGTTCTGCTGCGCCATTGCATTTATGGCCGCCTGCGGATTCCCGTTTCGCTTAATCTGATTGATTATATTCATAGCCTGCGCCATAGCTGCCATAGGGTTGTTCCCACCCATACCGCCGATTAGTCCCATTAATGGATTCATGCCTTGCCCTCCTTCTCCTGTGTGTTCTCTCCCAGACGCTTCAAAAGCTCATTGTATTCCTCACGGGTAACGTACTTATCACTGTAGTCTTTCTGCTGCGTCTGTGGAGCGGTAAGCGCGTCTGGCGGTATCTCCTGAAACTGAAATACCCTTAATGTTGCGCTTCCCATGTTGTCAACGGACTTGACATAGAAAAACGGACTGTTATTGTCCATCATCCATGTTGTTTGCCCTGGCTGCACAATCTGATTTTTTGCGCCGTCAATGCCTGCAACATGGATCCAGTTCACATTTTGTGCCGGTGGTGCCTGCATCTGCTGTGTCGGATACTGGAATTGCTGTCTCTGCTGTTCCATCTGCTGGATGCGCTGTTGCAACGCCATCTGCTCTGCGGCCATTGCATCCATGCCATACATAGGTTGGTACATATTCATATTGATACCTCCGTTTCAAGGCTGTTTTGCTTCTGTACCTTGATTATGGCACAAAAAAAGAGGCTTAGTGGTATCAACTAAGTCTCTAAAAAGTTTACTTCTTTTTCTTCTTTTTTTCTTTTTGATAATCAGGTATTTTATAGTTTTTCAAAAACCAATTTGTAGTTTCAACAACAGGTCCTTTTGCATAATCTGTGACAACTTCATTTCCTTTGTTCGCATCTATGTATGCAACAGTTCTATTTTTATAATCTTTTACATAGATTCTGTTCATGCCGTCTTTTTGCCACAGCTGAAATTTATAATAATTTGACTCACTGTCGTATTCTGTTCCTGCATATGGACTAGGTTTCCCATTCTCAATAATTGCTACAGTAGCCGATCTTTCAAATGGTGTCCTTCCGCCCCCCTCGAGGAAAATCCGCTTTTTCCGCCACGTCCGCCCATAACTACCTCCTTAACAGATCCTTATAATCTTTCGGTTCACCCGAACGCTAAGTCTCTTAATGGACCCTATGCTCATGTTCATGTTTTCTGCACACTGTATCAGAGGCGCGCCTTGTGCCCGCCGTTCAAACAGATCTCTTTCTTCTGGCGTGAAATTCGCGAGCTGTCGTATCTTCTCCAGCTCCGGTGCAGTAAACTCATATATTTTCACTATGATCCCTCTTATTTGTCGGTTAATGCCTTTACAAGGTCGTCCCTCGTTTTTTTTAGACCCTCGACGTTGTTCCCGGTGATCCTGTTTTCGATCAGGTCAAACATACTACGCATAAGCAGATTCATATCATCCCTGTTCTGGTTGATCTCATTGTAATCCCGGTTCAGTTTTCCCTTTATATCCTTGATATCAGACTCGATAGAGTCAAGACGTTTGTCTATATCTTCCATCGGCTTCTTTGCTCCGGCGTACAGTTTATGCAGCACTCCACACGCCGCCCCGACGGCAGTTATACCAGCGCAAATCTGGAGAAACCCCGTGCAAAATTCAGAAAAACTCATATCATATTCCTTTCGCTTCTTTGTATCGTCTAGCTGCTGCCGTAGCCTTTGCCGCCTGTTCACGACTCCACTTCGCAATCCGCAGGCGTTCATTCAATGGACGCAGGTCATTTTCTCTGCAGAATTCCTTGTATGCGGCGTTCTGCTTCTGCAGGAGATAGGATTTCCGGTCAAGCTCCTGCTGCAGGCTGAATCGCGTCTCTTCGTCCGTGCAGTTTTCAACCGCCGTCTGCCATCCCATAACCGCACGCTTGGTCTTTCTGATGCGTCTTTCAAGTTCCCGCTGTTTCTTCTCTGCCTTTTCAACCCGTTCGTTGTCCTCAGTCTGGATTTCCTTGTACGGGTTATCCTCGTCGTTGCCAGTTCCGCTTCCGAATGAGTGACGGCAGTTCCACCCGCAAAGACCCTCGCCGGTTCCGTATCCGGTCGCGCCGTAAAACTCCGGAAATCTATCATCATTTCCGGTTCGTGAATAGTACTTTCCTTGCCACCAAAAATGATTACCTGGATTCTCTCCACCGTCTCCGGTTCTGGCTCCGATATGAGCAGACACAAGGATGATGTCCCATTCCATTTCAATCATGCGTTTCAGAGCAATATCACCTGCCGCCTGACCGATTCCGGTGCGCACCGCACGCGCTGTGGCGGTCTCTATGGTGTCCTTATGACCGGAAGGGTAAGTTACTGTTACCCCTTCGCTCACGATACTGTCTATGGCTTCTCTGACCGCCTGCGAGTATGCAGTTGCTCCGCTCATGACCTTATTGTAAGCCAGATCACAGGCATTGATGTATGCACTTTGAGCCGCCGCCGCTGTTGTCCGGGTGTAATTGTTCCACTCGTTCCCTGTTGCCAGCATATTGCGCTCCATCAGCCGGACAAGCTCCGGTGACTCCCACAGGGGAAGAGGAGAGAGCCCCGCTGCCTCATAGATCTTATCATCATAGCTGATAGCTTTCACCCCGGCCTCTTCCATTGCCGCCTTGATTTCTGATTTCTGCCGTTTCGTGTACGTCGCAAGCTCTTTGGTGATGTCTTCCAGTAGATAACCAGCATCCTGCAGGACCTTAATACGCCACTTGTCCGATGATGTGAGCAGGTATTCTTTTCCTCGCCCGATTCGCAACATCATGCGTTCTACGATCTGTTGTATGATGTAGTCATGCAGGTCGGAAGCTATCTTCTCACTACCGGCTGCCACATCACGGAGGTATTCCGGACTAAGCATTCAAATACTCCGATGAATCATTTGCCGCCGCGGCGCATATTGGTTCGTTATCGCATATAATCAGCCTGTCAACGCGTAACCTTCCATAATCGTCTCTGCAACCTTTGTCTGTAATAACCAATCGAGAATGCTCACACTTAAAACAACAAGGTTTCAATCTAATGTTTACTGCCATTTTATTCCTCCTCAAACAGTCCCTTTTCTTTCGGTTGTGCCTCTTCGACTAGAGCTTTTGCCTCTTCTTCTGAAAGATTTTCAAACTTGGTCAGATAATACCAGAACGGAACCAATCCCTGCACAACATATTTCCACCACGTCTGCTTGTCTTCCTCATACGAATAGACAATGTCTCCGAAGTCGTATGTTACTTCATACGCACCAACCGGAGCCAGACCATACAGATCAGCAAACACATTCAGCGCATAGATCGTACCATTGAGGCAGTCTTCCAACTTATCTCTGACATCCTTAATCAGCTGGATTGTCCGGCGGTCGTCTGCTTCTACCTGCGTAGCCGTCACCATGCCAGTTTTCTCGTTGAATACGAAATATCCGTTGCTGAATCCTGCCTTGTATCCGATCTGAGACAGCAAGGCATTCATGCCCGCAAGCCTAACGTCCGTGTTAAGCTGCGGGTTAATCTCCGCGTAAAACTCTTTCGCGTCATTCCCGAACACATTCTTGACATAGTGCGGGAGTTTCATCTCTTCAACGGTCCGCTGTCTCTGCGCCGTTGTCATTTTTCCGATCTTCTCGCCAGGTGGCATCAGTAACCGGTCGTCTGCCAAAATAATCTTTTCACTGTCGAAGATCTCTCCTGCATTCCGGCTGTATGCCACATCCAGATCCCGCAGCTCCTCAATGGCTTCTGCATAGATCGGGAGACCCATCGGCGTGTTGATGTCAACATTGTTTGCTGCAGGTGTCCGGAACATACCGAACAGCGGACCGTCAAGAGGACTTCCGTCTGCTTTCAAAATCGGCGGAGTCTCCGGCAGAAGATTACTCCACTTCGTTTTCTCCAGGGAGATCGGATCACCGATTGAATCAGAGGATTTAGAGACGTATGCCTTGTTACTGACAATATATGGTCGCACCTTCTGGCCATCATATTCCCGATCCACGAATCTGTGATATTCCAGCCGTGTGTAATATCTGTCTTTCTCCGTATAACTGTCCTTGAATATGATCCCCTTGATTCCAAGGTTATCATACTCTACCAGAAGTACATCCTCCGGCGTGAATACGTCGATGCTCTCACCGTTCGGCTTCAGAAACACTGTACCGTATGCACATCCATATTCCACCCAGTGCCGGATTTTGAAGTACACAGCGTCAATCTGCTGCTGTAACCATGTTGCCCTTGCCGACCCGTCAATCTTAATTCCGATTGCCAGCGTTGCCAGCCGTGCCGTTTCCGAGCAGATGGACTTCGCAAAGTTGATCGTCTTGATCCTCTTTTCCGCGCTTTCCCAATATGGCTTGCCTCCGTATATTCCATAGCAATTCTTAATGATCCTCTCCATCTCTGGGGAAGAAATCACGTTTACGGCGAAATCTTCTTCCGCCTGTTTCTTGAAAATCATGCTGAACCACCTCTTAATTGTTGCTATCAGTCCCATTATGCACTGTTACCTCTTCTTCTCCATAATGTCTCCGTTGCATATCTGGTCGCGTCGATGAAATGGTTATCCTTGTCAGGGTATCCACTTATGATATTTCCATCCTTATCGCGCTCATACTCATATTTTTTGAACTCTTTCCGTGCTTCCGGTGTCCGCCTCGGATCAAAGACGAGCTTTTTCCCCTGGAGCCACTTCATTGAGTATTCCACGCTTCCGGGTCCCTTGATCGCATCCCTAGCTGGTAATCCTTCATCCCGGAAGTCACTGGTTGACTTTTTGTCCGCGCTGTCGCAGGTGATTACATAATCGTCATACCCGCGCCGCTTGATTTCTGCTGCCGTATCACTGTTTCTTGTCTTATTTGCTCTGTGTTCGTCAAGGAAATACAAGGTCTCTCTGGCCGCATCATAATAGATACGGACAAAAGCAAACGGATCCGGGAACCATCCCCAGTCTACACCCTGATAGATTCTATCGAAGCTGGCGATCTCTTCATCCGTGATTTCTCGCTCCTCGATGAATTCGAATACATTACCACCATTTCCATTGGCTTCGCCCATGTATTCATTATCATACGCCGCCGGGTTGACCTCTTTCAGGTGTTCCGCGTCATTGATGAACTGCTCGCCCAGCCAGTCCTTTGGAACGTCCTTATATGTACTATGCGTTACCAGTGCATCCGGATCTTTTTCCTGTGCTTCCTCTGTGTACTCATTCGCCCAGTTGTTCTTACTTCTCGGTGGGTTGAATGACTTAAATCTGTACGCCTTGTCACCGCCTCGGATAGCCGACTGCTGAATGTTTCGTATCTCTTCCGGACCAGCAAACTGGTCAAGTTCCTCAAACCATACGATACCGATATATCCAAACTCTGGCTTAATAGATTTGATTTTCAGCGGATCATCGGCTCCACGGAAATAGATCTTTTGCCCTGTTGGTTTGTAAGTTATCTCAAAAGGAGAGGTTTTGAATTTGAACTCTGCGTCCAGACCCATCTTGGCTATTGCCCACTTGATCTGTGCATACACTGAATCCTTGATGGTGTTGCCGACCTTACGCAATACAAGCGCATGCATATCTGAATTGTTTTTTAGCAGTTCGATGATAATGCACGAAATCCCGGAAGACTTGGTACTGCCTCGCCCTCCGGGTAAAACATATTCTGTGTGCATCCCTCGCCGGATGTCTCTGACCATTGGGTGGAACACATCGGCAATGATATCGAGATCAAGGTGATACTCTTCTGCCATTCTGGCCGCTTCTTCTGCTTTTTGCCGCGCTTCCTTTTGTTCTTTGATGGTGAGAGCCTTTTCCAGATCATTCATGGATTTCAGCTGTACAGAAAATTCCGGGGTGAATCCAAATGAGTCTTTCGCCTCTCCTCTTGCGATCACAGTGCGTCGTTGCTGGATTTCCGCCAAAGACATAATGTCCGTGCCTTTTATTTTTTCAATTTGAGATTGCTTTTCAGCCACGTACCTAGAAACATTAGTGTTTTTTAGTACTTTTTGGGCATTATTCCCCGCATATTTTTTTGAATATCCGGCTTTTCTTGCGGCGTCAGATGCATTTCCGCCATTTTTTATGTATTCATCCGCAAACGCTTTCTGTTTCGGCGTAAGCTCAGCCATTCATCACCACCTGCCATCATTCCCAGTCTTCCAGTGCTTCCCAAATCTCCTTCAAGGCCATCACCACATCGAATTGCGATGCCGTGTGCATGATCTCATAATCCCTAGTTTTCCATTCCCCTCTCACCATCCCCAGTGTAGGTGTGGTCAAGGTATACACGGTTATCATCCGTTTCTGCTCGGCACTGTAAAACTGATGTGTGTCTATCTTCACCTGGAGCCGCTTTGTGAGCAGTGCTCTCTGCAACTTCCTCATGATCTGATTGAGATTTCTCATCTTATTACATTATCACCCCTTTTTCTTCTCTCTCCGTCAACACATCTTCCCATGCATCCGTAAAAACCGGTAGAATTGCTCCGCTGTCTTCCGCCGATATGCATAAAAGTCATCCGCTTTGACCGGGATGTACCTCCCCCTGTTGATCTGCGTCTTGTACCCGGCCCCTGTCGTCATACTGTCATATACGGCCACCTCTATCCCATATGCCGAGGAGATGCAACATTGAAACAGCTCCAGCGCCTCCTCCTGGCTCAGCTTACGGCAGTACTTATAGATCTTCTCCTCGTCCTCCGGCCACATTCCGTGATCCCGTAACGTCATTTCCCTGGTCCTCATGCCTTTTTCCTCCCGTTCGTTCATCCAACTTAGAGAATATAGCCAGCAGTTCCAATACAATAATTGTCAGTAACACATTTCCCATTTTTCCCTCCTTACATCCACGGGTCTTTCCCGTTATATGGGCAGTATGGGCAATTCGATACCTGATTTCCATTTTCATCCTCCCAGGTATCATCTCCGTTCAGTCCGCATTCCTCGCAGATGTCCCAGTCTCTGTATTTCTCTTCCTTTGTATTGTCTACCATTTTTCGCTCACCACCTTCAAACTTGCTTTGAAAATCCTCTTTCTTCCTTCTTTTCTAAACTCGTCGTATTCTGTTATGGTAATGTAGTCTTTAAGAGCTTCTGTAAGTTCTGCCATTACAATTCTTTTTTGCCATTCTGACATAACGTATTCATCACTTTTGAACACTTCATTCGGCATTTCGGTCACTGCCTGCACGGTCTCTACCCGAACTGTATCACGCCGTACATTTTTAGGCTGTGTAAGAAACTCATTAGGGTAATGCTCTAATGCGTAAGTTATAATTGCTTTCCTGATTTTCTCTTTAATCTTCAATTCCAGTCTCCTCCCACTCCAATTTCTGCCCGCAGCACTGGCAATAATCCCATCTTGCTGTAACTCCGCAGCCACATACAGGGCAATATCCAGCTTTCAAAACATAGTTTGTTCCATATTGATTTTTCACAATCTTCCTTCTCTGTTTCTCCATAGCTTCCCGGCATTCTTCCACCGTTCCGATTCCTTCATATTCTGCACATGCATCAATAGCTTTTCCTGCAGTTCCATGTTTCTTGACCAGTCGCAGATACTTATATGCTGCTTTCAGTTCTTCTGGTGTTCCGACTTTTCTATATTCATCCCACATGGCAGATTCATCGTATGTAAGGATTCTGGCATTGACCGGATCTTTTCTGCCCGGCTCCCGGATGATACGTTCCATTACATCCACCATATCTTTTAGAGTCATCTGATCTCCATAGATGGCTTTCACACGGTTTGTTAATTCACGATACTCCTGCATATCTCTCAACAGGATTTCTACTTCATTCTCATTCATTACTTTTCTCCAACAATTCCGGGTTGTCATATACGTTTCCTATTACTTCGTGTTTCTCGCCGCTTTCGCTACCAATGTAATATAATGGCTCATGATCAATTCCTAACGCCCATCCGCCTTGTTCATCATCCCAAATAACTTCGTATGGATGATGCGGACAATATATTTCTCGCATAATATCGCCTTCCCAGATCTTGTTGCCACACTTATCGGTCAATCCAGTGCACTGGCAGATTGTTTCAGCGTCAACTAATTCAAAACCAGATGTTTCTCCAAATGAGTAAAAAGTTGCCGTTGTGTCGAAAATTACATGTATTTCCTTATCATACATATCCAGTGCTTTTACATAATAACCTTCTACCCACTCGCCGTTATCAATCCGCTTACCACGGAAAAGAATCTCTTTCATAGTCATTCCTCCAGATAATCACGCACTAAGTTGTGCATATCTAGCCCATTTGGGCTTTCATCAATAACTTCATACAGATCATCTCCCAAATAATCAGGTGCGTATCCATCGGCAATTATGCGATCAGTAAAATCTCCCTCTTCACACCGATAACAACCACTGCTACGCCTCTTCCAGTTTTTCTCGTAGGAATGACCGCTGATCTCCAACGTTTCAACCCATCCATCTTCCGTTGTCTCAATCGTATATTTCATTCTTCTACCTCCTTCGGTTTCTCACACCGCTCAAACTCGATCACCCAGACCCACGGGTTTGCATCCCATCCGTAGCAGTCAAGGCACTTTTGGTTAATGCTGTTCCACAAATTTTCAAATCTCTTTCGGTAGCTGTCGCAGTACGGGCAGTCAACATCCATATGTCCAAGCGAATGAACATCTACAGTGCCGATTATTCCTTCCCCTTTGCACAATGGGCAATATGCCTTATCAACTGGATAATCAAAGCTGTCTGGCATTCCCTCTGCTTCTGCATCATCATCTGTCATATCCTGCAACCGCTCCACCCTCACATCCGTAACCTTCAGCCAGATACGAGCTGCCTCTTTGGGCATGTGGATGGATGGGCGCCATTCTGGTTCACTTTCCACCATAGATTCATACATCTTTTCAAATTTTTCATCTGGGAGATGCACTTCTCGACAGCCTTCGTTTTCCTGCTCTTCAGATGCTCGATATACTATATAGGCCATCTTGCTTTCATCGTCCATATTGCTGATACCCCATGTTTCCCGGACATACAAGATATCTCCCGGCTGGCATGGTGGATAAATTTTCCCCATTGATGGCTCCGTGTCATATAGATATACCGGTTTTTCATTCACTTCAAAGAAAGATGGTGTAGATTTCACAATCCTCCGTGTGCAGGTCTTCCGCCCGTCCAGAATTGCTCTCACCATTTCGGTTCTCATCAGAATCTGTTTAATTGCCATCTACCCACCTCCATCTAAAATGAAATACTGCAAAATGAATCTGAATGTTGAAATTTTTATCAATCATTTCATACTGTGTGCTTATTCTGATTGTTGGAAGAATATATACATCTTGTATATCAACCAGAAAGTCGAATCTGTCAAACCTCATCTTCGCACCTCATTTTTTTCGCCGCCTGCATAATTGGACAGCTATTGCACTTGTTGGTATTAACTGCATTGTCATAGGCATCAACCAGCACCTTATGGTTACTCTCCGCAATATGCAATAGCTCGATCAGCTGGTATTTTTTCATGTTATTAAGCGTAGAATCAGCCGGAAGCGGCTTCCCGATCACACCCCTATCGAATCCGCTAAAATTAACCATCTACTCCACCTCCTTTCACGATTTCCAGCAGATCATCTACCAAGTATGCAACTTCATACATCATCATGGTGGCATATGACTTTTCCTGCTGTTCCGCATCCTTGTTCCCATATTTTGTGCATTCCTTCAGGAATGTTGTCCGTTCTTCCAACTGTTCCACAACCTTGTCCAGATCGTAGGCAGTCGGTGCGCATCTCGCAGCTATAACTACCGGATCATTCTCAACTCTGCCCTCAATCAGCAGATCTGCATCAATCAGCCTCATACTATTCCTCCTTTCACGATTTTCTCTGCCTCGTCAAACGCTTCCATTTTTGCAAAATCTGCCTTTTCCCTTGTCTTGCACCATATGTCCATATATTTGCATTCCATATCCTTGTACCGGCGCACTGCCGTTACAAGGACTTCTTCTTCTGGTTTTGGCAATCTTTCACTCACAGGAATCCACGTTCTCTGTTCTTTCATTTTCCATCCTCCAACTCATCAGTCGACTTAAAATTGAGCTAAATTAAGTTAATTTGACTTAAACTTAATTGTGCCTCATGCTGTTCAAGCCTCTTTTTTGACAGTTCATAATAATGCGGATCCTTCTCAAATCCCACATACTGCAGTCCTGCGTCGTGAGCTGCCATAAGGCTGCTTGCGCTTCCGACGTGAGTATCTAATAGCTTCTGCCCTGGCTTTGCATATCTGTCAAAAATCCAGTCATACAGAGCTTTCGGCTTCTGCGTTGGATGTATCCGCTTCTCGTTCAATTTTTTGTTTCCCTGCTGGATATGCCCTTCACTTATGGATTTTCCCTGGAACATCCCATTCCACATGTACCGGAACAATCTCACAGAATCATGCATACTGCAGTAAGCAATCTCGCAATCCGAAAAATCACTATTGCCGTTACACTTATCCCATACAATTCTTCCCGGTGCGAATTGGTATTCAAAATAATTGCATCCCCAGATGATCTGCTCCTTTGATACCCGGAACAATTCTTTGAAGTAATCTTCATCCGGCACTTGCCAACATTCTGATTTTTCATATATCCGTTGGACACCTATGGGAGAGATTTTTCTCCCATAGAATCCTCTGCGTTCAGGTCCAGAGAAATACGGCGGGTCAACAACTGCCAGATCAAAATATTTGTCTGGGAACTCTTTCATTCCGTCTATGCAGTCCATGTTGTAGTAGCCAAAATCCATTACATCACCCCATCCAACATATCGAAGATATTCTGCTGTCCCGTACTTTTGTCTGCAGCTCGCATGGAAACCTCGCCGTAATTCTCCACGAGCATTTCATTTTTTGCTCGTTCATAGAAATTCCGATCAATCTCGAATCCATAACACGGCCTGCCAAGCTCCATTGCCGCCCGAAGTGTGCTGCCACTGCCACAACACGGGTCGATTACCACATCCCCTTCATCCGTAAAAATCTTAATTAGCTTTTTTAGCAGACATACTGGCTTCTGCGTTGGATGAATTTTCGGATACTTGCCATCCGGGTCTTTTTCCCACGGCATCCAGTCAAATATCATCTTTCCGTTATTGTTGAACTTTGGCAGCTTGTCTCGGTACAGGATAAGCGCATGTTCTGTAGCTCCCACTACCCTCATATTTGCTTTAAGCACCTGCGCAGAATAATTTTTGCAGAATGTAACATGTATACTATTCCTGAATCCGTGTTTTTCTGCTGCTTTGAGCATGGTCGGTATTTGTTGAAAACTGCAGAACACAATCATGCATGGCGCTTTTCCTTTTTCCTTTGGCTCTTTTTTCAGCATCTTGCTGCAGAAATGGAAATACTCATAGAGATTGAAGTTGAAGTCGGAATTGAACGCCGCTTTTCCGGCCAGCTTGCTCTCTCCATTTTTATTGTCACCACCGACATACCACATAGGGTTACTGCCGTACATATTGTTTCCCAGGTTATACGGCACATCTGCAATAACAAGCTGTGCTTTAGGTATTCCGTATTTTTTGTAATTCTGCATCGAATCACGATAAATCTCACATTTTGTTTTCATTTTTTGAAAGGAACCCGGCGCGCCTTTTATCCGGATAGGTCCCGGCTCCTTTCTGTTATTTCTGTGCCAAGTAGCACATGATCCCGCATTCCGGGAAAATCTCTGTGTTCATGTTACCTCTGTTCGGTTCAAGTTCATCCAGATATACCGGATTACCTTTTCCGTCCTTAAGGATTGAATAACCAACTTCTCTTTCCAACTTCGCCCGACTTTCAAAGACTTCCGGAAAATCCTTTCTGATATGGTTCCAATAACCCATGCCGCCTTTTACACAGCCGACGCAATTATTGTTCGCATATCCAAGTTCGTACATCTTTGGTCGGGCAAAATCAAAAGTCCGTTCAAACAATCCGTGTACCTCTTCTTTCGACAATCCTCTGTCAATCAATGGAAATTCATGTTGCGCCTGTGGATTAGCTTCAATGGTTCTTTCAGCCCTTTCAGTTTCCTTAAGGTCAAATCCCCACACATAAGTAATCTCACAATCTTTGTGTCGTTCTTCCCATTCTTTACGAATCCGCTTTTTCAACCAATTAGTACATGGATTTATTCCTGTTCTGTAATTTCCAATAAATCCAGCCGTTCTTATGCAATCCTCAACAGAATTGTACTCGCTTGACTTCAAAATCTTTATCTCTTTTCCGATAGCCTTTTCGCAATCTTTGATAAATCTCATGCTGTCTGGATGTTGGTCTGCAATGTCAATGTATATCCATTCGTCTACATCTCCAGCAAGATATCCAGCCATAAAACTAGATATTCCTGCACTTATCCAACATACCTTTAGTTTCTTTTTTGTCATAACACCACGTTACAAATCCATGTATCGTGGATAACATAGTCAGCAAGCGTTTTTTAGCATACTTTAATCCGGTCTTGCGCGGAACTCATTTTACTATGCTTTGTGCGCAATTCTGTTTTACTTTACCCATTGCGCAACCTCGGTTTACCGAGGATTCGTTATTCCTTTCTTTTTCTCTTTCTCGGCTGGGACTTGTCGCACCAGCCTACTTCACTTCTATGCCTCATCAAACTCTTTTCTTTTCCTCTCATATAACGCTCTGATGCGTTCTTTATCGTCGGTGATAATGTCGTATTTATCGCCTGTAAACCCCGGCGGTACATCCTCCGTATACTCGATATACACTTTCTCCGGATGGATAGGTGGCATATATGGGAATGTGATTTCTTTCCGGAATCTTCCGCTTGAAAACCAAGTAATTCCTCCATTGTCACTTACTATGATTCCATCAATGTCATATGCCGTTCCATCCTGCTTAAGAAATACACCAGAGCATCTCTTGTTCTGCTTTGTTGATTCATTTACTGTAATCCATTCATCTTCTTCGCCTGTCAGTGGGCTAATAGGCTTCCACCTCATCAGTCTTTCCAAGACGTTAATTGCATAGCTTGCAGAAAAACCGCTGTGCCCCTGATCTGCAAATTTTTCAAGAATCTCCAAAATGTTGTGATTCATCATTTCCTGCATTCCATCTTCATCTTTCGGAATACGGTCAAGTTCAGATTTTGCATATTCTATAATACTCATTTTTATTCCTTTCTCTTTCTCCGCTTCGCCTCATACTTATCGCACTGCCCTACCGGACATTTACGACTATGCTTTGTTACGCTTATGTAATCACAGATGACTCCTCCGTTCGTGCCATTGTATAAGCCGTATTTACAGCTTTTACACACTTCCAGACTTGTTTTAATCATTCCCATCACAGCCTCCTGCAAAATGTAATTCCATCAGATCTGCGATCATAAGGTATTCCTGTGCGTATTTGCTGTCTTTGTGCGTTTTCTTAACTTTTCCCCTGAATTCTTCCAGTGTTCCGTAAAAGCATCCACATTTAACGCCTACCGTTCCGTCCTTCTTCCGGAAAAATGTAGTTGTCCGCTGCTCACTGCCAAAACCTCCAACCGTTGCATAGTCCAGATCACCGTAGACCCATGCATTACCGCAGACCTGTGCATTACCGTAGACCCGTGCATCACCGTAGACCCGTGCATTACCGTAGACCCATGCATTACCGTAGACCTGTGCATCACCGTAGACCCGTGCATTACCGTAGACCCATGCATTACCGTCATTAGCGAGGTTAGATTCTTTCTCTATGAATCCTCCCAGTTCTCCTTCTTTCACATCTCCAAATGCTACCAGTGCTTTGATTCTGAATAATTTTTTTCCAAAAATATTTGTTACGCATTCTGCTGTAAGTTCAAATTTTTTCATTTTCTCGCCCTCTCTATCAAATATTTTCCATCCATCATGCCGCTGTATCGCGTTATCCGGCGCATACGCTCCATGTCCGTTCCAAGTAGATCATGAATCTGCTGCATGGTGCGGTTCCGCATGATAACTGTTCCGATCTCTGTGTTTGTGACGTTGTAAGTTACATTCATGTCCCACCCTCCTGCGCTCCCAGCAGCTCTCTTTCCAATTCTTCAAAATCGTAATTCCGCTCTTCAAAATTACTGAATCCGGTTGACTTCGCTTTCTTCCTCACCGTCTCATTCTGGTTGAGATAACCCTCGAATTTTGTGCCGAACAAGGTTTCCGGCCGTAGAAATTTGTCCATTTCCGTTCCTCGCCACTCCGCTACCTTTTTCTCGATCACCGCCCGGAAATCCGCCAACGTGTATCCGTCATTCACTCTGGCATTAATGTGTGCCTTGGTTTTGTCGTTAACCTTGAACCTTTTACCGGCTTTCTCGTTCAGATAATCAATGATCTCCTGATACGGCGGTGGCTCTTTCTTCTTCACCGGCTCAACCGTTTTTTTCTGCTCCTTCGGTTTCTCTGGTACTTTTGTCGGTCTTCCTCCCCTGGATCCGTTTCGCTTACGCTCCACGTTGGCATCAATCTGTGGTTTTGCCATCTCATAGACGACCATATACATGCCGTCACCGTCAGGTTCCTTATCCTCCAGCGCGTAGTCAATGATGGACCATAAGGCTTTCAGCTGTTCGGATTCCGGCAGTTTTTTGATGGCGCGGGCGAAGCTCTGGTAGAATATTAAGCTCTCTCTCATTGCCAATCAGCTCCATTCTGCGCGCCCTTGTATAACCGCATCCAGTCCTCCAGTGTCATAACCACAAGCCACTCACAATTATTTTTCCGCCAGAACACGGATGGAAGTCCGCCGCTTACTGCTGCATCTCTTTTTGACTGATCCATAGCGTCATAGAGATTCAGCTTTTCACGTCGCTTTACCTCGATGTGGATTCCCGGGAGACCTACAACATCAGCATCACCGTTCGCGCCACAATACTGCTGCCCCCGTCTACAATTGTAACCGTAGCTGTTTAGAATCCGGGCAACCTCCCTCTCCGCCGCTGCTCCCTTCGTTCTGCTGTTTACCGCCATTCTTTTCCATCCTTTCATACGCCACCCACATAGGCTTGACCTTGTCCAGTTCCATGTAAGCTCTTGCTGTCTCCTGTGCTATGTACTGTTTGTACTCCAGCATCTCCGCAGGATTGTCTTTTCTCGGGATGTAATACCCGTCCCCTGTGTTTATAATCGTGTCATGATTGCCGTCCATGTTCCACTTGGATATCAGCTTTCGTAACTGCCGATCGACACTTTTATTTGTTGGCCGTCGCAAGGCCTTATCTTTTCCGTATCCGATTCTTGAAAATCGTAACAGCGCAATGTTTTTCGCTTTTTCCATGCCCCTCCTTTCCCCGGCGGTCATAGCCGCCGGATGAGAAAGCAATCGGATTTTCTATGCTCAATGGCTTACAATATTACTGTGATATATTATTGCTCGGCCAAGGAGGACTTTTCTTCTGGCATCAGGATTCCGTACACTTTGTACATTTTCTGGAATCTTTCGTCTCCCATCTGATGCCATGTGGTGTGATGTTTCCGGCACAGGCACATCTTCCGGCACTGCGTATCGTCATATGTCCGTCTATCGTTACCCATGCCGATTGCATCAACGTGGTGTATCTCGCCCGGAGCGCCACATACGCAGCACTTTTTTGCTTTCAGACAGAAATACAGATACTTGCCTATATCATCCGTCCTTTCCGCTCCTGCGTCCGTCAGCGGCACACCTTCGGTGATGGCGTACTCCAGAATCGTATTAATGAACTCTCTGGCCGTATCCATCGTGCAGTCCGAGAGGGAAAAATACTCACATCCGGTTCTTGCGATGTGCAGGTATTTAAGCCACTCTTTCTGCTCTTCCGGAAGATACCCGGTGTATGCGGCAATGTCCCGGATCGTAGCATAGGCTTTCTTTCTCTGCTCAATCGAGATATGCCTCCCATCATCAAACCTTATTTCTGCCTGCCGGATTCTCTTTTCTGTCAGTATTTCCATCAGCTGTAGATCTGGTATGTGTATTATCAGATCTGTCCCCTGTTTTGTTTGGCGGACTTTCTGGATCTCCGTTAGTGTGTGCACTCACATCACGCTTTCTTTTTTCGTTGAGCAGCGAGAGGAATATCTTTTTCGCGATCCGCTCCGTGACATTCTCTCTGCTCATTCCATATTTCTGGTACAACTTCGGCAGGTTGACGTTCAACTCTGCTGCCATGTAATCAATGGCGGTAATCTGCTCAATCTCAGCCGGAACCTCAACGTCGTATTTGTTTTTGTCCTCAGCAAAATAGACATCTGCACCGATTCCCAACTGTTTGCAAGCCACAGACAGAGCGTCTGTAGTTGCCATTTTGTAGCACTCGTCCGATACGTAGATTCCGTCTTTTTCCTTTGCCGCGAATTTACTTCCTCCGGTTCCGTAGATCGGTGCCGACCAGTCTCCGTCAACCTTGACATACAGTTCAATGTCCACGAATGCTGCTATTTCCTGCTCAGCTTTTTCCATCCATTGATTCACAGTTTTGTAATACCAACCTACACCGCATGCACCGAACATTTCCGTGAGACGTTTGATTCTCCACATGGCGTTGATATTTGTCATGCCCTTCATGCGGCCGCCCTTGATCTCCTTTTTAGCTTCCTCCGGGACTTCACGTCCCAGATTGTACAGCTGCATGTTCTTGTTCTTTTCCTCCATCATTCCACCTACTTAATCTGCATATTCTGTCTTTCTACCAGTCTTGCTCCCGGAATCTTTGTCCCGCCTCTTAAAAGCTTTCCTAGTGCTGTCTTGTCTACCTCCGGCTCCTTACGTTTGATGCAATTTTCTGGTAATTTGTTGACGTCTCCGGTATACTCCACCGCCGTACTCTTCCGGTAGCTGACCGCCACCCTTGGCGTGGTGAATTTTGCACCGGCAAGCGAATTCTGCACGCATTTTTTCAACCACTCCGCCTTATTCAGCGCCACACGCTGTCTCTGATCAAATGCCAGCTTCTCGGCTTTCAGCTGCTCAGCATCGGATTCCAGATTTTTCACCAGAAGTAACATGTTCTCGATCTTCTTTTCTCTTGCTTCATTCAGCTTTCCAAGACCGGCCATTGCCAGCTCGTCAATGATCTCCCCGGTCTCCGGATCAACCGCATTCTCGATAATCTCCATGATTTCTGCATCAATTTCATATAACGTCATTCCCAGATCTCCTCCTGTTTTTCCTCTTTCCCGATCAGCAGTGCATCCAGCCTCCTGCCCTTCTGCACCCTGACTCTGATATTCCGCAGGCACTTCTCACACAGTAACCCGTCACTGTCTTTCAGATACTGTCCGCAGCTGTCACATCTGTACCCGTTCATCAGCACGCCTCCGGGTCTTCGCCCGGGTCAAATTCCTGCTCCCACGGTGGTGCCGGTTCTTCCGGGAGCGGGTCAAGCTCAAAAATCATCCTGGCATCGTTAATGCTCATGCTCTTCTTTGCTCTGCTCATTCTGTCGAACAGGTCAATCATGTACTGCATTTTCACATATATGTTATGTTCCCACTGATCTACAATGATCCTGTCTTTAAGCTCAAATATTTCAGGTTTTTCATTCATGCTCCAATCCTCCATATCAGCCACCAGAATGCCAGTCCCGCCAGCATCATGATTGGCCATTTGTTTTCATTCAAAAATTTCATGTCCGCCTCCTAGAAATACCCGCCGCTCTCCCGGTAACCTGCCAGGAAAAACGCCACGCCTACTGCTGTGATAACCAGTGGCGGAACCAGACTGGTTCGCCATTCGATTGCACCGCAGAGTGTCATGCATCCGAACAATGCCGTGAAAATCCCGATCCCGTAGAGGATCTTATATAACTTCATCACTCCGCCTCCTGTTCTACTGATGTGGTGTACGCATACGCCCACGCCACATTACTGCTTACCAGCAGTGCCAGCGCCACTAGAAATGCCATCATCCAGCGTTTTGTCTGCTTTCTCGCCTGTCCGATTACTTCGGTGGCCAGTACTTCGCGTACCTCGTCCAATGTTTTTACTGTTTTTTCATCCGTTTGTGTTTTTTTCATGTAAACCTCCTGTTCTTGCCGATACAGGAGATATGTGCTAAAATTAACCTGTATCCGCATTGGTGTTCTCAATGTGGGTGCATTGCTCCGGATGGTGTTCCTATCACCTCCGGGGCGCCCATTGTTCAGTTACTCTGTTTTTCAATCTCTTTTACTTCCTCCGCTCCGTGAGTTTTAACCAGTATTCCTCTGTCTCCACCGCTCAAACCGTTCGGTGTCGATCAGCACCGGTGAGTTCCTTCTCTCCGGGTGGAGCTTGAATGCGAACGTCTGACCCGGCATGTGAATGAGTCTGGATATACTACTCTTAGCATAGCCGTATTCCTGCTCAATTTCCGACGCTCTCATGATCTTTTTCTTGTACTGCATTACGCCCTCCAATCACGCAAAACGCACAATATATATTTATCTTTTTCTTTTACATTTACCTTTTCCTTTTCCTTTACATTAGGTTTTAACTTTGCATAACCTATGGTTTTTTATTTTCAAAACCTATGGTTTTTCAGTTAATAACCACCGGATAAAATATAGATAAATGCTGTAATTTCAACGTTTTCTGGAATCTCTCATTTTTGGTTAGCTATTCGTAACCATTTTCTTAGAACTCAAAAATACAATTTCACTTTTCAATTCCTTTTTCACTTCCAGAAAACATCTAAAAAACCATGTTTTCAAAACCTCATAACCAATGGTTTTACATTTTAAAAACCTATGGTTTTTCTTTTGCGTAACCTATGGATAATTCAATTTGTTGAATTTGCCATTGTACGCTTTTTTTCTGACCGCTTCCATCATCTGCGGACCGTCCATATCGGACAGAACCGTAAACCAGTCAGACTGGAAGAATCTCTCACATTCTTCCCGGGTGTACTTCGCCTTGCGGAACTTCTCTTCCTCCTGCCTGTGTGCAGGAAGATGCAAGTACCGGAGTGCTTCGGCGTAATCCTGTACTGCCAGGATCACGATTGCACAGCGTAAATTTTCTAACCCTACCTCCTGCATGCCTCTCCTTTTTCTCCCTCATAGTCAGCTTTCCGGCCAAGTGATATTCGACTTCCTACCAACTTTTTGAACGATGGGTTTTTCTTAACATCAGAAGCAACATCCTCCAGAAGCTGTTTGCCACTCTCAAGCTGGAGCTGAGCAACCGTTGTTTCAAGACTGGCAACTCTCTTTTCCAACTTACGTATTTTTTTCTTAGCGCTCGTCTTTTTACCCTCCTTGTTTCCTTTCTATTCCTTGGTCAGAAATTTGTTGATGAAATACTGTTGACCTTTCCCAGTAACCAATGCCGTGCGTATAATCCTTACACTTCCGTCCGGGTTATTGACCGTCCGCTCTTTGATTTCAAAAAGCTTCATTTCCATTGATTTCTGCGTCGGCATATTGTAATCTGCGCCCCGTCTGGTAATCAGATACCCATTCTCACGCATCCATGCAAACAACCGGTTCTGTCCGATCTGGACACCGTTCTGACTGATAATCTTTGCCAGCGCACCGATCAGGATAGATGTATGAGAAGCACTCACAGCATCGGCGAAAATTTCTTTCGGTTTCATTCGCGCCGTATCTTCCAGAAGCTTTGCGTTCGTCTCTTTGAGGTTGTTGATTGTGCGGTCTGCCATCTTCAAAGCTCGGGACATAACCTGATCTGGAGAGTTCCACGCTTTTTCAAGATCGAGAAGATACTGACGCACCGCTTTTCCTTCCGGTGTCCGCTGAATCATACAAATCTGTTTTGCCATGTCAACGGTAATATCGTAGTCAACTGATGGTCTGCCGCCGTTCTCGGAGGTTTCTCCCATTTTTGGGAAAAACTCATTTCCTTCTGTAAATCCGTATTCTTTCATACGATCAAACCATGTAGTAAACTTGGTGCCGATATGAAGCTGCTCATGCAGTTCTCTCGCTGACACTGTCGGTTAATCTTCGTTGTAAGTAATATTGATTAAGTTATCCAATCTGTTTTCCTCCTAACATTTTTCTCAATTTTTCGTTTTCTTCCCGAAGTTTTTTCACTTCTTCATTCAATGCTTTAATTGTCATAGCCGCAAGAACAGCTGCATCGTTCCCTTTCACTTTTTCCTCCTTAACATAAGAGCTTTTTAATATCGACCTTCAAAACTTTTGCTACAGACTGGATACTGTCTACTTTTGGGGTAGCTTCATTCCATTTTGAAATTGCTCCATTAGACAATCCGGCTTCTTTTTCGACAGATCGAACGCTTATGCCCTTTTCTTTACAAATCTGTTTGATTTTGTCGTAAAGCATATTTTCTCCTTTCTATAAATATAGAAAATATTCAGTAAACCTATTGACAATTTGTAGAAACTATTCTATTATGAAATCACCACAAAACATAAACGATAGTTTCTGTATCTGCTTTAAATTTACTGAAAGTTTTCTGTGCTTGTACCTTTATTATACAGAATACTTTCTAATTGTCAAGTACTTTTTACAGAAAACTTTCGGTAATCAGAAAGGAGTTTCTATGAGCGTATACGAACGTATAGAAACGCTTCGTAAAGAGCGCAAAATATCGCAAGCAAAACTTGAAAAAGAGCTTGGTTTTTCAAATGGATCTATTTCAAAGTGGAAAACAAGTATGCCTACACCGGAAAGAATGCAAAAGCTTGCTGAATATTTTCACGTAACTGTTGAGTATTTACTAACTGGAAAGGAGGATCAGTCCAATGTATCAGAAATAAAAGACCCAGATCTAAAAGAGGAATATCTTAATTTAGAGAAACTTTTATTGAGTGGTAAACAAAAGCCTCTATATTTTGATGGAAAGCCTGCGGACAAAGAAAGCATTGAGTTACTTTTGCAGCAGGTTCGGATTTCAATAGCTCTACTTGAGAAGAGCAAGGAGTAAAAGATATATGGAAAATGCGAAGAGGATAGCCAGAGAGCTAAAGGAACGATACGATACAGAAGATCCTTTCCGAATCGCGGAATATCTGGGCATTCATGTCCAGACAGGACCCCTGGGGAATATCTCCGGGTGTTGTTTAAGGATAGCAGGAAACAAATTCATATACATCAATAGTGACTGCCCGTTCAGTGCAAAAAATGTCATAGCCGCGCACGAACTGGGACATGCTGTTCTGCACGAAGACGACTATTATTTTTTCAGCTGGGAGAAATCATTGCCTAAGAATACGGCGGAAATGCAGGCGAATGCCTTTGCTGCGGAGTTGCTCATTCCGACCAATGCGATATTGGACAACCCCGGCATGACCATTGGACAACTGGCACGATTGATAGGATGTACGGAGAGACTACTGAATTTTAAGAAACTATGAAATTTTTGAAGAAAATATATAATTTACCCGTTACCATATTTTATGGATTTATGGGAGTGGTAATGTTTACAGCAGTTCCAAGAAAGGACGGCATAACTTTTTCGCAGTGGATTGCAATGATGATTATGCTTTATCTGTTCTTTGTGATACCAACCGAGATTGTTATATTTTTAATCAATAAAATTATAAACTTTTTCGAGATAAAGCCTTTACCAAGACTAAAGAAAATTGTTGAATACAAAAATCCATCTTTGCCAAAAGAAGAACCTATGCCATCAGAAAAAGATATTATTGCTGCTGGCGAACCTAATCGTTTTGAAAAAGAACTTATAAAGCAAAATATCAAGAAAAATCAAGACGACAGAGACATGGTTCTTTCATCTATGGTATATAGCGGAGCTTCAGAACAATTAAAACGTGTCAATGAATTAATGGAAATTCTTACGTCAACCAAAGACCAGAAAGAACTTTTCTTATCAATGAATGAATTAAGTCAGATACTTTATTCATTATCACAGGTTGAAGATTTATTCGATTTTGCTGTGCCTCCATCCAAAATGTTGAAGGATTTGCAAGCGAACAGATCATTCTACATAGATTTGTTTGAAAGAAGAGTCGGAAGCTTTGTAGATCAAATGGAGGGGCATGATTTTGAAGAATTTTGTGCGGATCTGTTAAGAAAAGATGGATACGAGGATGTCGAGGTGACGCCCGGAAGCGGAGATCAAGGTATAGACATCATAGCTTATAAGCACAAAGTGAAATACGGAATACAGTGCAAAAGGTATGCTTCAGACATCGGTAATAAAGCTGTACAGGAAGCTTATGCCGGTGCAAAATACTATGACTGCCATGTACCGGTGGTGCTGACAAATCAGCACTTCACGGAATCTGCAATAGATCTGGCCGGAAAGACCAATGTTCTTTTATGGGATCGGGATGAACTGAACCGGTTAATGGAGAAGATAAAAGTATAGAAAAAGTCCCCCTGCGCCAACAGGAGGACTCCAAAACTGTCTAATAAGCGTCTTTTCGTGGTACGCCTATATATTTGTTGTGTGATGTGCGATCACAAATATAGTGTACCACCAGAAGCGCAGCCACGCAAGCAATTTTTATTGCTGGCTGTATTTTTTATACCCATTTTAAGGAGGATATAAGGATGGCTACACAGAAGTATCAAAAAGGGAAAGACGGATACTACCGAACAAAGGTATGGGACGGAACCTACAACAAAGACGGAACGAAACACCGGATCAACGTAAAGAGTGCAAAGTCCAGCCGGGATCTGGAACGGCAGGTCGAGGAGATTCGACGGCAGGTAGAAGAACGGAAGATCACCAGGACGGATGATGTCCTGTTTGTGGAGTACGCCCGGCAGTGGTTCAAGACCTACAAATGTGCCACGGAGCTGAACACACGGAGCATGTATGATAATGTAATCGAGAAAAAGCTGACTCTGTTATCCGGCGTGAAGCTGCAGGAGATAAGCCGGTTACACTTCCAGCAGGTGCTCAATGCAAACATAGACAAGCCACGAACCTGCGAACAGATTGCGCTCACGTTCCGGCAGGTTATCAAGAGTGCCATTGCTGACCGCCTGCTGCCCGATGCAGCGTACAAAGATATATGCGACGGTATTTCATTGGCAAAGTATAAAAGTCCCACCAAACGCCCGCTCACGGCATTGGAGAAGAAAGCTATTAAGGAAGCAGACTTCACTGATCGGGAGCGGTGCTTCGTGTACCTGATCTACGGTCTGGGACTGCGCCGGGAGGAAGCTCTGGCGCTCTGCCGCACGGACATAGCCATGAAAAGCCGGTCTGTACGTATTCACAGCGCCGTGGTATTCGACAAGAACAACCCTGTGTCGAAGTGTCCGAAGAGTGAAAACGGATACAGAGATGTTCCCATGCCGGACTTCTTATACACATTCCTACAGGAGTACCTACACGGAGTAGATGGATACCTGATCCAGAAGTCACGGGGAGGCGGAGTCATGACGAAATCAGCCTACCGGAAAATGTGGGCGTCAATTGTCCGGAAGATCAACGTGACAGCCGGAGGGAATGAAGCTGTGAATCTGGTACCGGGTCTGACAGCGCATGTGTTCCGGCACAACTACTGCACGCAGCTATGCTACCAGATCCCGAAGATCTCCATTAAGAAAATTGCCCGGCTGATGGGAGACACAGAAAAGATGGTATTGAGCGTCTATGACCATATCATTGAAGAACAGGAAAAAGCGGGAGAAGCAGTGGAAAATGCGATCGGTTTTTGAGGACAAAACAAGGACATCTTGTCTCGGAAGAACCCAAAAAGGACAGAAAAAGGACATTTACTTTGTTCAACTTACTCATACACAGATGTACATTTTTTGAGAGGATTTTTCCACATTGCACACCGGAAAAACGTTGAAAATACAAAGAAAAACCGCTATCCAAGGGATTCTTGAATAACGGTTTTTTTAGTGAGACATCGGGGATTCGAACCCCGGACAACTTGATTAAAAGTCAAGTGCTCAAACACTGATTTTTGCTGTAAAATCAACACTCTTTGCCTGCCGTAAGGACAAAATTAGGACATGTTATTTATTTTTGAAATCACTATTTTCCCGTTTTCAAAACTGACATCTACCAGGCGATCATCTGGTGTAACTCCCAGTGCTTTTACCATTTCTATAGGCAATCCTATTTTATAAGCAACAGAATTTTTGCTAGCATTGCCTCCAGCTTTGTTAATTATGATATTTTTTTTCATTGAATTATTCCTTATTTATGATATATTAATTACATCGACAGCGCAAGGGGTTGTTGTGTGTCGTTGCCGCCCTGCCGGTGACGTTGAGTTGAAAAGTGCGTTTGTTTATTAACTTATGTGCAAAAGAGATTAGCATGGTCATATAGATCATGCTTTTTCTCTTTTTATGAAAATCTAGGAACGAGGATTCCATCTTTCACTTTGACGCTTTTGGTCACAGTGCATCCAGGTTCTTTGACCTGAACTCTTTCATATTGTGCGCCTTCTTCATTCCACTCAATGACTCTGTCAAGGCTATTGATATACACTGCGTTATTATCAATCATTTCTGCACCTGCGGATTCTTTTCCATCTGCATATGCTTTTGCAATAACTTCTGCAACCATTGCAATCTGTTTTGCGGTTAATCCATCTATCAATTCCTCTGGAATTCTTCGAAAAACTTTTCCTACTGTGCTTTCTCCTTTAAATCCATTATACAGATCATACGCTTTGTTCATTTTTCTTTTTGCCATTTTTATTACCTCCATAGGTGTTTTCCTTTGATGGTTATATCATATCACTATTGGTACCAATAGTCAATAGGGCATTGCAATTTTTTCCATTTTTGTTATAATATTTTTATCAGCAGTACATGGAATTGCTGTGTGTCCGTCAGTCCAATGTCTGGTACGGTTGAATTGAAAAATGTTAATATCTAAAATCAAAAAAGAACCCATCTTTGCGATGAGTTCTTTTTTAATGTTTTATTTTTCGTATGTATGCACATATGCCGGATGTGCTGTGATGTACAATCCACTCTTCAACTTATGCATCGGCGTCTTTCCTACAGTCAGTGTATCAACGACCGTGAATACCTCGTTTTTGCAAACAGTTCCGCATACATCTTTTGCATTCCATGACGCTGCTTTTCGCACATTCAGCTCATTAACCAGCACTTTCACCATCTTTTTCTTTTCTGCCTTTGCAGGTGCTTCCGGTGCAGGTAATTCCGGTGCTGCGATTGGAAGGAGGGAGGCCGCGATAGCTTTTGCGATCTTATCCGCGCCTACAGACAGATAATGCTCTGCATCGTCAGAATCCACGAAGCATACTTCGATCAGGATACTCTTCGCCTTGGTCTTTCTGATAACATATAATCCACTGCCGGATTTTACGCCGCGATTTTTAAAGCCGAGAGCTGCAATATTCTCGCAGATCTCGATTGCGTCCTGATACTGTCTGCCGTTGTATGTGTATGCTTCTACGCCGCGTCCGCCGCCTGCGTTGAAATGAATGGACACAAACCAATCAAGATCCTGCGCGTTGGCCAAGTTGACAGCCTGTGCCAGATATGCATTCTGGGTCTTTGCCGAGTCGATCGTGCAATCCCGAACGGTTGCTCCTGCAGCACGAAAATATTTTTCCAGCGCAGCAGCCACATATCTTGTATGCTCTGACTCTTTAATTCTTCCAACGGCTCCAGATCCGGGACCTGTTTTCGTGTGTCCGGCATTAATTCCAATAACCATGTTTTAACCTCCTGTATAATCCATTACTATATTAAGTGTAACCCACTTTTCTCATAACCATATCTTCACGTTTTAGAGGAGGAAACACTATGAACAGAAAGGAAACATTAAAGAACGAAATTGTAATGAAAATGCGCTATCATTTAGGGAAGAACGAGCTTGCCATGCTGGACGAGACACTCTCTGAATGCCTGTATCAGGTCGAGATCGTGGATGCCACCACACTGCCTGCGACGTTCGAAAATTCTAACGAATATATCTTAGAGCTGTATGAGTTGAAGCGTAGCCTAGTCCTCAAAGAGTCCACCATGCGGGCATACATAGGAGCCGCAATGGAGTTGGTTCGATACGTGCCAAAACCGTTGGTTATGATGGATGCTGATGATATACAGCACTACCTACACCAGAAACGAAAAGAGGGAAACACCGGAACCTCTCTCAATAACAAACGGCGGAAGATTCTGGCACTGTTTGAGTGGATGAAAAGGCAGCGGTTCATTCAGTTCAACCCTGTTGAAGAAATCGACCGGTACAAGGAAGTTCGAAAACCAGTAGAGTATCTTCTGGCAGAAGACATAGAACAGCTGAAAGAAGGATGTAAAAACCGGAGAGATCGGGCATTGTTGGAATATTTTCGGACGACCGCAAGCAGAAAAGGAGAGGTTCCATACGTCAAAGTCAATCAGATTGACTGGAACACCGGAAAACTATTGATGTACGGGGAAAAGACGGAAGAATGGAGAAACGTATGGATTGACGGGGTGGCAATGAAATATTTGAAAGAATATCTTTTATTGGATAGAAAAGTAGATTTGTGCAGCAATGAGCCTCTGTTCACACATATCCGAGGGGATAAAACGAAGAAGTTACAAAAATCAGGAATCTATGCGGAGATCAAACGCATAGCCGCTGACTCCGGGATAAACAAGCGCGTGTACCCGCACATATATCGTCACACCGTTGCTACCAATGTCATCAAGAGAGGGGGGACTGTGTACGACGCTGGATGCTATCTAGGGCACAAAGGATCAGACGTTACTCAAAAACATTATATAGCGCAACGGGATTCAGAAGAAGTATTTCGGAAGTATGTGCAGGCAATATAACTGAAAAAAGGAGCGGACAAAACCCGCTCCTTTTGGTTCTGTTTCTTAACTAACTGAGAA